GAAACAGACGAAGATATGCTACCAATTTTTTCTAAAATGGAAGCTGGTTTTCATCGGTACATAAGAGGCAATCACGACAATCCGGCAAAAGTCAAGACGGACGCTACATACATTCATGATGGAATGCGTGAAAATGGCTGTATGTTTATTGGTGGCGCGTACTCTATAGACAGAGGTTTTCGGACTGAAGGTGTAGATTATTGGTCTGATGAAGAATGTTCATGGGAAGAAATGGACTCATTTATCAAATCCTATGAATCCAACCCGCCAAAAATTATGGTCACACACGATTGTCCAGAATCTGTTGCCAGAAAACTTTTTAACTGGTATACAGAGGAATCATCTGGTAGTACGACTCGCAATGCTTTGCAAAGTATGCTAGATATAAATAGCCCGAGTCTTTGGGTATTCGGGCACTGGCACGAAGCAAGAGACACAACAATTAACGGAACAAGATTTATTTGCTTGCCAGAACTGGCGTATATTGATATAGATGATTCTGACTTGTCAAAGGGTCACATAGTAGAATATCGAAATATCAAAAGGTTTTGGTAAGCGAAATCCACAACTCACAAAGGAAAAAACATGAAACGACTATACGAAAAATTTATACGACTCCGACAAACACAAGCGAATATTAGAGTGGCAGAACAGCTACGCAATTCAGAGTTTCAAAACGAAACCTTTGCATACGTCTATCGCCATATTTCTGAAGGCAAAATCGACAAACTACTGGAAAAATCTTGATGGAATCATATCAAAATTTTGTAGAGGCAATGACAAGCGGCGATAGCAACAATCTATCGAATTTTGTCACTCGTCTAAATATGCTTGACAATATTTCGGATTTGAACCCTACTTTGTTGTTGACTTCTGGAATCGGAATTTCCGACGAAGCAGGCGAATTTTCTGGCCTTGTGAAAAAAATCATGTTTCACGGCAAAGATTTTGATGAAGACGTAAGAACACATCTCATCAAGGAACTTGGAGATGTACTTTTTTATTGTGCAATGGCGTGTAATTCTCTTGACACGACACTAGAAGAAGTGCTACAAGTAAACACGGACAAGTTGAAAGCCCGCTACCCTAACGGATTTTCTACTAAAAACAGCGAAAAGAGGAAAAAAGGCGATATTTAGGGTTGACAAAGACTACACAAGAGCGTATATCTAAATTATGAAAACAAACGAGGAAAACATGGAAAAAATTTCTGAACTTACCCCTGAACAAGAAGCCGACATGGCGAATGTTCGTGACCAATTTATCGCAATTGGTCTTTCCACAGAACGAGTGGATTTCGAAAAATCCAAGGGAATCGTTACCGAAATGCTTCGGCAGTACGATTTTATCGCCCCTCGCTCATATGAGTTTGTGGCAAGCCCGGATTTCAAAAAGTACGGTCGCAACTATATGACCGGATCAATGGAGTCCTACTGGGTAGGATATGGACACTTTTTCTGGAAGCATTTTGGGATTAACGACAAAATGCCGATCATGAAAGATTACGTCGAAAATGTTGGATGTACATTCTTCGGTGAAGATGTGACCTACATTACAGATCGCCCGCAAATTATCGCTTTTGATGATCGCAATTTGCTTCACCGTGAAGATGGGCCAGCAATTCGGTATGTGGATGGATTTTCTGTGTATTCTTGGCACGGTACGCGAGTTCCAAAGCATTTTATCGAAGAACAGCCGACAATTGAAGACGCTCTGACTCATGAGAACGTCGAAATCCGCCGCGCTGGATGTGAAATTCTTGGATGGGCTACTATCCTTGAAAAATTGGGAGGTCGCACAATCGACAAAGACCCCGACCCTGAAATCGGGGAATTGGTTGAAGTGACCATTCCCGAAATCGGAACGGAACGCTTTCTGCGAGTTCGTTGCGGTACTGACCGGGAGTTCGCAATCCCTGTTGAACCGACCACAAAAACGGCTTTGCAGGCACAAGCCCGCATCGCAGGGTTTACAGACGTAAGCCAATTCATTAAACCTGAAATTCGTACATAAGGAGAAACTAAGTATGAAAACTTTTAATCGTGCAGCCGCACAAGGGGAAGTTCGCGCTTTCCGTCTTGACGAAATGCCAACGGATGTGGCAATGGAAAGACTTCCGCTCGAAAACGGGCAGTTGATCCTTGGTCACTCGGAAACTGGTCATCATCACGTTATGGACCCAACGAAGGTCGAAGCCTATCGCGTGACTGAGGGGGTTCCTGAAGGAATGACCGTTCTTAACATCATCGTTAAGGAGCCTACTTCGCTGGATCACCTTCGCGCTTACAACACTCACGAAAGCGTGATGTTCGAAGCTGGAACCTACCGTATCACGACAGACCGTGAATACACACCTGAAGGCTACCGCCGCGTAGCCGACTGACCAAAAAAAAGAGGCGGCTTCGGTCGCCTCTTTTGTCTATTAAATGGCCTACTTTTGGGCTTGTATTACTATCAATAGCATGGTATAAACCAAAATGGCTAAAAACAAATCCTTCTACACGTCCGTAAATAGATACGGTAATAAAATTTACTATCGCGGATATAACGAGTACGGTAATCGTATTCAAGATACTGAATGGTATAAGCCGACACTGTTCTTACCGACTGAAAAAGAATCAGATTGGAAATCTCTTGACGGCAAGGCTGTCAGACCTGTTGAATTTGAATCCATGAAAGAAGCGCGCGAGCGCGCTAATGAGTATGATCAATATGACAACTCAAAAATTTATGGTATGCAGAACTATGTATTTTCGTTCATCAACAAAAAATATCCCGGTGAAATAACCTACGACGAATCGAAAATCAACATAAACGCTATTGATATTGAGGTTGATTCTGAAGACGGATTCCCAAAACCAGATGAAGCTAAGAGTGAAATTATCTCTATTGCCGCTCGGAATAACAAAGACAAAATCTGGCGTGTTTGGGGGCTTGGTGATTTCGACTACAAAAAGAGTTACATATACCAACATCGTCCTGATGCTATCGTGCAGTACATCAAATGTGCTAATGAAATTGAATTGATTGAAAGTTTTCTCACATGTTGGGAACGCCCTGAATATTGCCCTGATGTGATCACAGGATGGTATATCCGATTTTTCGATATTCCATACTTAGTTAATCGTATCACGCGCGTCATGGGGGCCGACACGGCTAAGAGGCTGTCACCTTGGCGGCGAATTTCTAGCAGGCATGTCAGTTTCAAAGGTGGAAGGTCTTCGGAGGCATTCGATCTTGAAGGTATTCAAATTCTTGATTATAAAGACACTTTCGAAAAATTTGGATACTCTTATGGTACGCAAGAATCTTACAAACTGGATCACATAGCGTATTCTGTTCTGGGCGAAAGAAAATTGTCTTATGAAGAGTACGGCAATTTGTCGAATCTCTACAGGGAGAATCATCAACTTTTCATTGACTACAACATCAAAGACATTGATCTAATTTTCAGACTTGAAGACGAAACAGGGATGTTGTCTTTGGTCATTGCGATGGCCTATCGCGCGGGCGTGAACTATTCAGACGCCTATGGTACAACGGCGATTTGGGACTCAATCATCCATCGAAGTCTGTATGATCAAAAAATTGCAATTCCACCTAAAGGCGATGGGTTAAAACAGCCATACGAGGGTGCATTCGTATATGAGCCTGTGCCGGGAAAATATAGATGGGTTGTATCGTTTGACGTAGGGTCATTGTATCCAAACGTGATTGTGCAATACAACATGTCGCCTGAAACTTTGAGATTTGAAGTGGGCCATTCTTCTAGCGTCGAATACTACCTCAAAAATGACAAAAAAATTGATTCTCAATACGCTGTAGCTGCGAACGGCACAGTATATGATAAGAGTAAACAGGGGATTTTGCCGTCTATCATCGTCAACTACTATGACGAACGAAAATTGATCAAGAAAAAAATGCTCGAAGTTGAATCCAGAATGGTGCATGACAAATCGCCTGATTTGGCTATTGAACGCAACAAACTGCACAACCAACAATGGTCTATCAAAATTCTTTTGAACAGCCTTTATGGTGCCGCTGCAAACGAACATTTTCGATATTTTGATGTTAGGATTGCAGAAGCTATCACCATGTCGGGGCAGCATATTGTCCAAAAAGGTATGCAGGCAATAGATGATTCGCTGCGAAAACTTTTGAATACAAAAAAGACGTATTTGATCGCGGGCGATACGGATTCCTTGTATGTCACCTTGGCTGATTTGGTCGATAAATTTAACCCTGTTGACCCTGTGAAATTCATTGACAAAGCGTGTAAACAGAAGTTCGATCCTCTATTCAAAATGACGTTTGATCGTCTGGCAGAGAATCATAACGCATTCTCTAATCGTGTCGTTTTTGAGAGAGAAACAATAGCGGATAAAGCTATCTGGACGGCAAAGAAACGATACATTCTTAACGTTTTGAATAATGAGGGGGTGCAGTACGAAAAAGCTAAGATCAAAGTTGTTGGAATTGAGTCTGTTAGGTCGTCTACGCCGGAAGCGTGTAGAAACGCTTTGAAGGGCGCATTTCCTATCATCTTGAATGAGACTGAAGAGAGCCTACAGAAATACGTCAAAGACTTCAAAGAAAAATTCAACACATTTCCTGTCGAAAAAATCGCATTCCCAAGGGGCGTGTCTGGAATAACTCAATATGTCAGTTCAAATCAGATTTATAAAAACTCGCCGCCTATCAATTCCCGCGCCGCAATTCTGTTCAATTTCTACCTGAAAGCGCACGGTATTGACAAGAAATTCAGTAGCATTTCAGAGGGAGATAAGTTAAAATTCGTGTACCTTAAACTACCTAACCCGATTCGGGAAAACGTGATTGGGTTCACTGAATTTCTTCCATCTGAATTTGGGCTAGATAATTACTTGGATTATGACACGCAATTTGAAAAGGCATTCATCAAACCTTTGCAGGGAATTTTGAATGCAGTTGGATGGGAAGCCGAAGCTACAGCATCATTAGAGGATTTTTTCGCATGATTTCTATGACAATTTTTAACAGCATTTACGACAACAAAACGAACAAGAGAATGACGTTTGAGTCGTTCGATGAGTTTGAACAACTGTTGTATAAACTTGCGACGAAAAAAAGTTACAATAAGAAATCTGCCAGCCTAATCAGTCCTGCAACATATAAAGTCGATACGTTAAGGCGGAATGACAATGTTATTGATTGGGGCGGATGGGCTGCATTGGATGTTGATGATATTCAAACTAAAGATTTTCGTGGGGTTCTGGCAGAAAGATTCAATGGGCTTAAATATATTTGCTATTCGACAGCATCTAGTCGGATTGATAACCCAAAATTTCGTGTAGTCCTGCCAACAAACAATAGAGTACCTAAAGAAAAAATCAAAAAATTCTGGTATGCTCTTAATACTCTTGCAGGGTCAATAGGGGATGCGCAAGTAAAAGATATGTCTAGGATGTACTATGTGCCTGCCGACTATCGCTTGCATAAAGATTCGAGCAATTTCATTTTCACAAGTGCAGGGGATAATATTCCTGTCGATGAATTGATTGCTAAATACCCCATGCCGGTTTCAAAAACGAGCATTTTAGAAGATTTGCCAGAATCGGTACGCAACGACATCATAGAACATAGAAAGAACAACTTGACAAATACGAATGTCAATTGGTCGTCTTTTAGAGATTGTCCTTTCTGGCCTAAGCGATTGGAAGCTGAGTATAGAACTATTTCAAATGGTGGCTGGTACTATCAGATGTATAAAATACTTGTTGCAATTGCCGGTCGTGCTTTGTGGATGAAATACCCGATCACAGTGCAAGAAATGGCCGATTTGTGTTATGAGTTTGATATGGATACGGGGGGATGGTATAAAGATCGTCCCATTTTACAAGAAGCTGATAGGGCACTGACGTATGCCTATCAAAATTTTTCAAGTTAGGATATGAAATGAAAATTATGGTTACAGGTGGGGCGGGGTTCATCGCTTTCCATCTGATAAAATCCCTTGTCGCGGCAGGGCATGAAGTGTATGGGGTTGATTCTTTCAACGATTATTATGATGTGAATTTGAAGTATGATCGCGCTGATAAATTGAAAGACGAATGTGGGGTGTATGTACATTATGCTAATTTGTGTGATATGCCAGCTTTATCGAGTCTTTTTGACGATACACCGGATGCGGTGATTCACTTAGGCGCATACGCGGGCGTGAGACATTCCCTCACACATCCAGACAAATACATTCAAAATAATATTGTCGGCACTCAAAATCTGATTAATTGTTGCGAACTTTTCGGGGTGGAAAATGTGATCTACGCATCAACTTCATGCGTTATGAGTGGCAATGAATTGCCGTGGAAAGAAGACGCACCTACATTTCATCAATTGAATCCTTATGGGTATTCAAAGCGCACTAATGAATGTCAGTTCATTACGTCCAAAATCAGGAACACAATCGGGCTGAGATTTTTCACTGTCTATGGGCCGTGGGGCAGACCTGACATGGCGCTATTCACTTTCGCAGATGCGATTGCCAACAACAAACCAATTGATGTATT